GGCAGCGCCTTGTTGCCCTCATAGAGCCTTTTCAGATCAGCCGCGCTGCTTTCCCGTGGCGTATTGACAGCCGGCCCCGAAATGCTCGGCATCTTGATATCGCCGATACCGCTGATCCAGTTGATAAGGTCCTTGACCGCCTGCGCCGCATCCCTGATCCAGCCGACCAGAGTGCGGAACGCATCAATCAGCTTGCCGACGCCTTGCCCGGCGACGCTGCCCAGCGTTTGCCCCCATGACCGCCACTGCTCCTCAGAGAAGCCGAGATCGAAATTCAGGATGCTTTTCAGGTCGTCCACAGCGGCGCGGATTTCGGCCATACTGTCCTTGCCGATGGTATCCGACAGGCCCTTCATGAAGCCGGAACCGACGCCGCCGAAAAAGCTCTTGATGCCCTGCCAGTTGTCCGCGATCAGCTTTATCGCGCCGCCAATGGCAGCCAATCCAGCCCCGGCAACGCCGAACGCCGCCCCGGATCGCGCCAGCCATCCCAGAACCGATTTGGCACCGCTGATGCCGGCCAGGGCCGCGAAACCGCGGCCCATGGCCGTCACGGCCCCGGCGATGCCAAGAAGCGCGCCCTTGGCCCTGAGCAGCCCGCCAATGGCGAAGAGGCGGGCGAAGTTCGTGGCCGCCGCCGCGACCCGCAGACCGATCAGCGCCGCCGTCCCGGCGACAACGGCTTTTGTCAGAGCGGGAAACCGATCAACAAACGCCCGCGCACCCTCTGCCAGCTTGCCCAGCGCGCCGACGGTATCGGAAATCGCAGGCAACAGGGCGTTGCCGAGACTGATCGCGAAGTTCTCAAGCTGAGCCTTGAAACGCTCCATGTTGGCCGCGAACGTCTGGACCCGTTTCGCATACTGGTCATCGGTGAAGCCCGCTGCCTTGCCGCCCTGCGAGCGGAGATCGCGGAAGAATTTCTGATTGCGGACCAGAGCCATCATTGCCAGCCGCATTTCCTTGCGGCCGAACAGGCGGGCATACATGCTTTCGTCGCCGCCTGTCGCCTCTTCCGTGATCTTGATCATGGCGTCGACGGCCGACATGCCTTCCTCGCGTAGCGCCTTGAGGCGCGCCGCGAGATCGTCGATGCCGGCGAACTTCTCGAAGGCGGCCGTTGTTGCCGGGTCGCCGAATTTCAGGAACACCGCGCGAAGGTTCGTTGCCGCAGAGGCGCTGTCACCGCTGGCCTTGCGCACGGTCTGGATCGCAGCCGAGATTTCATTCACCGCCTTGAGCGGATCGGCGCCCGGAGCCTGTGCGGCGTAAGACGATGCGAGGTCCGGGAAATACTGCGCAAGGTCGGGGATTTCAAAACCGCCAACAGCAGAGCCAAGCCCAAGGATATCATAGACCTTCGGCAGGTCCTTTGCCTCGGCCTTGAGGTTGACATACGCCGCAACGCCGGTTTTCGCCAGTTCTTCGATATCGGCGCGATAGGCCGTGGCGGCGCGCCCGGCTGACCGGAACAGCGCCATCTGCGCATTCATCGGCAGATCGCCCGCCAGACCCAGCGCGGCGTTCGCGGCGCGCAGCAGCGCGGACGTTGTTTGGTTCGTCTCTTTGGTGAGGCCGCGCAGTTGCTCACCAAAGGCCTCAGTCTCGGCCCTCGTCGCGCCTGTCTTCTGCCGGATATCCTCAAGCGCGGTCTGGTAGTCCGTCGCCGCTGTGATCGGCTTTGCCAGCGCCCGATAGGCCGCGTAACCTACCGCCATGGCGTCGACAACGCCCCAGCGCGCCTTCGCCATGGCGCGATTGTTCTCAATGATCCTGCGATGCAGATCAGCTTGCGCCCGCGCGATGCGACCGTTCGCCTGCGTCGCGGTGCCGACAAGCCGTTTCAGTGAAGCGCCAGCCGCCTTCGCCGGCCCCGTTACGCCGTCAATGAGGCGGACCTTGAGTTCTGAGACAGCCATGCGCTTTCTCCAGGATCAGGGCCGGCGGGGCTTAAAGCCCGCCGGCAACCGGGGCAGTTCTTCATTAGCCTTGCGGCATTTCAAAGCTAGCCCCGGATTACTTGTAATTGTTGAATAGCCCAAGACGATCCGAAATCGTATCTACCGGCTCATCAAGTATTGCGGCGTCGAGATCGTCATGCGCGATGACTGAGCACAGCACCTCGACGTAAGTCGAGACGTCGAGGCCATGCCGCCCCGCCATCTTGGCGAGGCGGCCGCGCACCGGGTCGCGAAGGCGGATCATCACCGTTTGATAACCGCCTATCGCGCCCGGCTTGGCGTCTCCGCGCTTGCGCCCCGCCATTCCCGCCCCAGGTCACTACGGCGCCAGCCGCACCGTGACGGTAGCCGCGCCCGCGGCAAGGGCATGGCCGATGAGCGTGTTGCCGGACGCCGTGCTGACTGCCTGCTTCGTGGTGTTGTTCCAATAGACTTTCGCACCTTCCGCGAAGGCGGTGCCGTCGCTTGGAATTTCGAACACGCCGGTCACAGCAAGCTCGACGGATGCGCCTTCGTCGGCGTCATGGGCACAGACGCCGAACAGCGAGCCGACAAGGATGGCATCGCCGCTTTTGACGCCGCCCGTGGGCGCGGTAACGGTCACGACGTGACCGGGTTGCACATAGTTCTTCATCTCACAGTCCTTTCGATGTGTAGAATTTCACACGTCGGATCGGCTTCGCCCCTTGCGCCTTGGCGCACAGCCCCTCCAGGCGTCGAAGCTCCGTCCGGACTTCGGCCAGATCGTTCTGATGGAACGTGATCCGGCGGCGCGTGCCGTTGCCGACTTCCAGTTCAACCCACGCCGCGGCGCGGCCTTCGAGGAGCGCGTAATAGGCGCTCCGCACGGCTTCCAGAGCGGCGCACGGATCACTGTAGTCGATAGGATCAGCCATCACTCAGACCCTTACTGAGCCGCGCCGGGGTCCTTGAACCAGCTACGCCAGTCCACGAAGCCAGCCCCGAAATCGAGGCGAACCCGCATTTCCACCCCGTCGACATCAAAGCCAATCCGGGTATCGATCTGCGGGCCGGCCTCACCGTCGAGATAGGCGAACTCAAGCCCGTCGATCTGTGCAGGGTCCGCGATGACATAGAACGCCGTGGCGTCAGTCAGACGCGGTTCCACAACGAGCGTCAGCCCGTCAAATGGATTGACGTCGCTGGTCTTCGTCGCTTGGATGGTGCTCAGTAGCTTCTCGCCCGCCGTCTCCAGTTCGGCCGGAACGAGCAGATAGCGAGGCGTGACGGTAATATACTCACCAGCCAAGCCGGTCTGTTTCCGCAGCGCGGCGCGGGCATCGGTCAGCGGCGTTTCGTCAAGGGCCGCGCCGGTTCCGGCAAGGTTGCCATGATCTGCATGAAAGAGCGCCACGCCATCGCTCATGGTCGGGCCGGCTCCGGAGTTGGCAACCAGCAGGTCCACCATCACCTGAGCCTCTTTCGCCGCCGCGCCCATGCCGAGACGCCGCGCCAGATCAGCGAACGCGCCCAAGTCGTCGTTAACGAGGGCTTGGCGGGTAATCCCGAACACTTTTCCATAGGTATCCAGCTTGTAGCTTTCGCTGGCCTCCTCGAGTGTCCCGCGCTTGAATTCCCCGGCCTCATTGACCTTGTCGAGCTCCGAACCGGCGCTTAGCTGTATCCGGTGCTTGGCCCGGAAGTCGCGCGCTGTGGTCTGGCGCGCGACCATGCGGATGCCGGACGGAGCCTGCTCATAGGCGCGACGCAGCGTCCGGCCAAGGCCATCGCCGAGAACAGCCGGGAAGTCGGACGTCGAATGCAGCGCGCGCTCAATGACCCGCGATGCAGACATGCCCGTGACAGACAGCCCGCGCGCCCGCAGCGTTTCGCGGGCCAGTTCCGGAACGGTCAGACCAGCATATTGCCGGGCCGGACCGCTCGGCTCATGCGAAGGATCGACACGCGAGTACAGCGCCTCGCCCATGGCGCGCGCCCGGAAGTCCGGGTCATCAAGCGTGTCCGCGCCAGTGCTCCGTACCGTCGCGACCGGCTTGCTCTTTTCCTCAAGCGCGGCCATCGCGGCCGCGCGGGCATCCTCGACACTGGCCTCGCGGCCGATCTGCTCATCAGCCCATTCGCCGCCAAGTTGGGCAAGCTGGGCAAGTTCACGGATTTGAGCGTCGATGCGCTCGCGGTTTTCAAGTTCTGGCATGTCGTCAATCCCCCTGACCTTTGCCCCTTGATCTGCCGGGATCGGCACTAGGCTGACCTCGACAAGTTCCCACTTCACCGCCTCCCGGACGCGGCGGCCGTCTTCCTCAAGCTCCCGCCATTCCGCGACGCGGTAGCCGATGCTGATGTTCCGCAGGATGCCGTCGGCGATATCCTTCGCGACGCCCGCGACCTGCTCGCGGCTACTGAGCCTAATCGTCGCGACAACGTTATCGCCCTCGCGCCTGATGTTCTCGGCATTGCCGATGACATCCGAGACTGCCCAACGGTTATGGGCGTCCAGCACGGGCACGCTGTCCGGCCAGTCCTGATCCAGCGCCAGCCGCTCGACATAAGGCCCG